TTAGAAAAGGCTGGGTGGGACTCCTCTAATGTTAATGAAGACCACTCCCTTATCTCTTTCAGAAACACTGCTTCCTTATTCATCTTACCCTCCTCCATTCATAAGAAGGACCACCCCTGTTAGAGCAACGGCTAACTGCACAGCAATACCCATTAAAATCGCCCAGATGCGACGATCCAACCGGTCAATCTGCATCTGTAGGTGCTTTAAATGATTTAACTTCAAATCGTTAACTGCTTCGGATAAAACGCCTACTTTCTTATCTAAATGATGAAGATCAGGCATACCACACAGCTACCTTAGTTATAAAAGACCGTAAAGGCAGTTACGTCAGTGGTGGTAAAATTCACATACGCCCCATCACTACACAAAACCCCCTCATCTGGAATATCGGGATAGTCAGCAGTGTTGGCAGTTCCCGAGGTCATAAACTGTATAACCGTCGTGCCACTAGAGGACCCGTTTTTAAAGTCCAGAACTCCTGCCGCAGCACTGTTGACAAAATAGATGCCCCGTAAACGGGTACGCCCCGCAAACACTACCTGATTGACCGTAGTTCCGGAGCCTACTGTTACTGCCCCCGCCGTAGCACCATCCACAGCTACTTGTGTGACTGTCTCAAAGAGAGCTGTAGTTGAAACCGTGGCGCTTGAACCGGGTCCTGCTATGGCTTCGGTAACTGCTGTACCGTCTGTAGCCGTGCCTGTAACCGTAAAAGTTTTGCCTGTTTCACTCGATCCACCAGAAGTAATAGTGACGTTTCGCGCAGGAACCAGCGTAGCAACACCACCGCTTTGCAAAGCGCCATTAATAGTCAAATTAACAGCACCTCCCGGTGTTTGCGTTAGACATATTCCGTTAGGATCAGCCGCCGCTAAACCACCAGGAGCGATATAGGTCGAAAAAGTATCTGAACCTGCCATAAATTACTCCTTGATTTCACCGCGTAAGACCATTGCTTTATAAGCAGCACTATTAGGCGCAGGTAATGTCGCACTTGATTTCTTTGGAGCTGCTTTTTTAGCAGCCGCTTTCTTAGCCGGAGCTTTCTTAGCCGGAGCTTTCTTAGTTGCCACAGTAGTATCCTCCCAAGCTTCATTAATGTCAGGGGTAGAGGGGTTATCCCCTCTAAATTTCCCCTTTTTGGTTCTCGCTCGCTTTCGCGGCGCTCCCATTAATAAGTCACTCCGCGATCAACCGCAGCCATTATGTAATCAATACTCATGCTCTTAGTACCTGTAGCATCCCCTGTAACTTCAACCATTGCTGTGGTCATTAAGGCAGTAGGGACATTGGTAGTATGAGTCCCAACCAACTGCCGGTCATAATAAAACTGCACCGTATCAGTAGTTGTACCTTTAGTGGCGATAAAACCGAGGGTGACGTAAGTGTCATCAGTCAAGTTATAAGTAGTAGCAAGTTCTGTCTCTGTCTCTGTGTCGGAGGCTTCTGTAATTAACCTAGTAAGAGAAGAACCATCGTCTAGCTGAAAACCTATCCGGTTTGAAGCAGTAAAAGCATTTTCGGGATGAGTTGCAAAGTTTTCACAAAGCCCTACCCAAACATCCATTTGTCCCACGCTATCACCAGAGGTACTAGCAATAGAAAAACGGGCTTCAAAAAATAGCTTTTCTCCCGCAGTTGTAGGAAGCTGAAATATCTCATTACCCTGAATCGAAGCACCGTCATCATCAGTAGTAGCTGCCGAGGTAAGCGCAACAACACCTGTAGCTGCATCTGCTGTAATAGCAACTGTAGCACCGCTATCTTTTACCACCGTCCAGTCATTGGTAGCATCTAGAACTATACCGGTAAAATCATCGAGGAAAACCGCCTGATCAGGCCAAACCCCAACTTGCAGGTTTTCAAGCCCTTTACGGGCAGCGGAATAAAGAATTGGACCTTTAAAATGAGTAGCCATGTAAGCGTCTCCTGTCGTGGCTAGTGTCTATCTCGGGATGAGATAGTCAGGTAACCTGATCAGTATACCCAAATAAAAAAAGGGCGACAAGAATGCCGCCCTTTTCTTAATACATTGCTGTATTTATGCGCCGGGAGTACCAAATACACATCTCCAGTCAGACACGCCGAAAGAATATCTTTCTCGTGCCTTAAACCGCATATTACCAGTGTCAAAGTCCCCTTCCATCGCTGTTTTCAGCGGAGTACGGTTGAAGAGCTTGAAACCATTTGGACAGTCAGTTTTAACGAAATACGCATCTGCATCAGTGAAAAAGTGGTTAACCACTGCTCCCTCTGGAAGCATTCCCATTGATTTCATTGCGTTTATGTCGTTATCTGCTGTGCCCGGACGCAGATTAGAGTTAATAATCCTTTCCGCGATAAATTGAAGTTCTTTAGGAATCAACAATTTAGTACCACGTACCGCGATCTTCAGACCACGCTCGTCGGTAAACCCAGCGATCTGGATGAGGATTTCTTCTAAAGAAGTCTCATTCAAATCAGCAGGTGTTGCCAACAAGTTGTTCTGATTACCCGATAAGCTTGGGTGAGCTGCGGAACACAGTGCAGCCCCATCGCCTATGGGAGAACCGGTAGAAAAAGCATTGTTCATTACCGTCGCACCTTTAATCTGCTTGGTTTGAGACATTGAACGTGCTAGTGCCCGAGTGTAGCGTTTAGCAAGACTATCATAAAGATTGTCCTCTACTGCTTCCTCGGTGATGCTAAAAGCTAATGCAATGGTTTCCATTGTGTAACGTGCAGTATACGTCTCCTGCGCGTCATCAAAAGAAATAGCACTACCTTCACTCTTAACAGGGGCCGTTCCGAAACCGGACAGCATCACTTCTTCTTCAAAAGCTCTGTCAGAGCTTTCAGATTCAAAGATTTCTGCTGCTTCGTCTTCATAACGGTCATATTCCAACCCAAATAAGGCATTCAGGCCGGGTTCTAGTTCTTTCGCTAGTTGAGCGCGAGAAATAGTCATCTAGGGCCTCCTTATAAACCGGTTGAGTCAGCAGTCGTCTGTGAATCAAAGCGACGAGTGCCAGCGTTAAAGTGAGCGTTTAACCGGACTATTAAGGGAATTCCCGCTACGGTGTAATCGCTATTTGCGTCATCGTCTACAATACCGACAATACGCAAAGGTAAAGTCGCTGTCACAGCGATATTAGCCACACTAGCTTCGGAATTGGATTTACCAGTATCGGTAGAACCGGTACGGGCAGATGTTCCCAAATCAGTGTTAGCAAAAATAGCAGCCACCGCAGTAGCTCGGTTCGTTAAAGAAGCATCCGAAGATACTTGATATAACTGGTTAGGGTTATCAGCCACATAAGCGCGGACAGGATGGTTCGTGTCCACACTTACTGCGCCAGATCCCGGCCAGTAGTCTAACCAGACAGGCTGTTTCCTTACGGAATCTTGGTACATAACACCGGTTAAAACACCCAGTGCTTGTGTCGTACCACCTGCTGTATCACCTGCATAATCTATATACCCCGAGGCAAGAGGGACAACGATTCCGCCATTGTAAATAACATTAGTGTTACCACTAGCGATTTCGTATTCAGTGACACCCGTTGAATTGGGACCACTACCCACCATACCAATAGGACGTAGACCATAGGCACTTTCTTGATTTGCCATAAGACCAATCTCCTAAGAAAAGGTCACTCTTTACGAGGACCACCAAAAGTTACACGAGATTGACGGTCAGGTTTACTGATCGTCATAGAAGAGTGACTGTTTTCTCGCATCAGATTATCATCTACAGCTTGCTGTAGATCTCTGGCTCGACCATGGTAATAAGCATTTCTTTCTTTTACCGTTTCGAGTGGTATACGAGCTAACATTAACCCTCCAACCCCAAAAACACCTTCGTATTTTCCTGATTCAACAACCGGAGCCTCGAAATCCGGATACTCCTCGGCTCGAACAAGTTCGTAGCCTTCTCGTAACCGGGCAGAAACATTTTTCGTGTCTTGAAAGCCACGTGCTTCTGCGCGAATCCATCGGTGTTTGTACCCTTCGGGTGCAGGTGGTGCGTCCAAACTAGAGGCGGGTGCCCAAGGTTTCCTCTGGGCCTTTTTTTCTCTAGTTTCCGTTGCGCGAGGAGTTTTTGCGGTGCCCTCAAACCCTTTCTTGCTTGTAGACATCTCAATTCTCCTATTTAACGTATTTCGCGTATTCTGATTCAGGCACACCTAACTTAGCCGCAATAGTTCGTTGGCTAGGTGTGAGTTTTACTTGCCGTCGATTACGTCCAGTTCGTGAGCGGGAAGCTCCAGCAACCGTTTGAGCGCCACGTCTTGCTGTCCCGTTTGTTTTAGTAGCGGGTTCCGAACCCGAAAATTTATCCGGAAACATGTCCCGAATGCGGAGATCAATTTCATCATAATACTCATCGCTCGTAGGGTCAAATCCTTCTTCCTCTACCAAGACCTCATGGATAGCTCTTGCCGCTCCCGTCATTGCTACATCCCGGTCCGGAGTTTGAGCCATGGAAAACCATTTATTCTTACGTGCCCACTCTTCCGCACGTGGGTCACGTTGAATTTGCTGTTGCTGTTGGGGCGCTTGTTGTTGCTGTTGAGCAGCTTTTTGCTGTTGTGCCCTGGCATCAGAAACACGCTTGGCTTCTTCAAGTTTGGATTTCTGGACTTGGATTTCAGTTAACCGACTCTGGGCAGCTACCGTAGCGTCCGGGTCAGCACTGCGAACTGCTTGTTTAAGATCATCCTGCGCCGCCTTTTCTTCAGCAGCAATTCGGCCAGAATATTCGGACATGTAGCCATGATCCACCTGCTTTAAACGAGTCTTGATTTTTTCTGATTCCGCCTGAACTTGTTGGGCATAACCAATGGCTTCCTGCTCGTTCCGTTCCGCTTCACGCATTTTTTTAGTAAGACGGTTGATGCGTTTTTGTACCGATTCGGAATATTGTTCCACCTCCTCGTCACTGTCGCCCTCTTCTACGGATCCACTGGCAACTTGTTCTTCCTCTTGAACATCGTCTTCCCCGGCAGTTACAACCTTCTCTTCATATTCATCAAATTCCAAGTCTACCTGCCCATCATCCACTACGTGTGTTTGTTTATTCGATTTCGCCATTGCAGTCTCCGTTAATAACTGAGTATATCGTCAGGATTTTTGATAGTAGCCAATACTTCATCGTCGTTAAGAATACGAACTTCTCCCCCTTCTATACGAAACCGGGAACCGGCATAACGGGGGAATATCACCCACTCCTTCTCATTGCACCAAGGACCATCTGGGAATTTATCCGTATCGGCATAGCATAAGGGACCCTGTTTCAACACATAGCCCACCACTGTCTGGACCTGATCTTCGTCTAACTGTTGTTCGGTCAAGAGAATGCCACCAGAAGTTCTGCCCTTACCCCTGTAGGGAAGGACAAGTATCCTCCAACCCGTGGGTTGTGGCATACGTTCTAGTAAAGTGGGGTTGATGGAAGCAGGGTCAAGAACCCTTTCCTCGGGGTCTACATAAGCATCGTTTATCGAAGTTTCTGTGGATACGTCAGTCATCAAATAGCTCCTGTTTGTCTATCAGGCCCGAGAGTTCCTGTTCTATGTAAGATAAAGCACTAATTTCGCCCATGAGTTTTTGATACTCTTCCATGGACTTAATGCCGTTGTTTCCTAAAATGTCTAATGCGCTGTTTCGTCTATCCTTAATTGTTTTTTGAATAAATTGAATTACATCAATTTCATCCATTCGCATATTCCCTCATGTAGTTAGATATAATCGTAGCTAATCTTATACTATTTTTTTTCTGTTCTCTAGATGAGCAAGTCTAATTAGGTCTTTGTTTTGGCCCAGATATTCAACAGCATGGTGATGTTTTAAAAGCTCTTCGCACAGCCATTTGTCATAGACTTTAAAATCGCCTAAATAACGACCATATTTTCCCGCGTCTTTGTAAGTGCGTAACGTGACTAGAGTGCCTACGGGCATGAACTCTTCAACAAACTTTTTAGCTAAAAGACCGTATTTTTTTTCTTCTTTGTCTCTTGTACGCGATTCGGGAGTGTCAATTCCATACAAACGAATACGGCCACGCTTACCAGAAACGTGAGTATCCCAACCAAGGTCAACGCTACAGTCCACAGTGTCTCCGTCAATAATTTTTACAATAGTCGCCGTGTATTCATACATAAGTATTGGTTTTTATCATATCTGTCACCTCTAAACTTCGCCCTTTTACCTGTTTGGCCCAAAGCGAATCCAGAAATTCGATGGCTGCAAAATCGTAATTACCCATTTCCATGTGGGCAATAGCTTTCTTGAACTTGGCAAATCGCACTCTTCCCAGATTAAAGTGCATATTGATAATTCCGTCTTTCCTCGCACCTTCTTCCAGATCGTTAAACCACTGATATTCTGAACTTAATTCCTTGATAGTACGCTCGATGTCGTTCTGGAGCATATAGTCGATCTCATCATCGCTAATCCCCATACCTTTATGCGGGGGCTTGGGATGAATATTTCTTCCCGCGCCTATGTGCCAAGTTCCGAATTGATCCTGGTAAGCATGGGACTTTACCCCTTCATGGCGTTTTAAGGTTTCAATCAACTTCTTCATATCATTTTCCACTGTTATTTGAACCAAAGAAGAATGCAGAGATTCCGGATACAAGCCCACCCAGATAACCCAAAACAAGATTGATAGTCGCGTCATTATTGTTTTCGGGCTGTAGGGTTACCAGAAAAACATAACCGAGAAAGCCCACCAGCGCCACCATTGCAAACAATTTGGGTATGGGGTCGTTACCGAACACTTTTCGTGCATCCTGAACATCCTCAACTTGCTTGGCAAAAACGTCAATATCTAGCTGCTTCATCTTGAGTTCAAACTCCTTATCGAGAGTTTGAAGCCCTTCAATGGTATCGGGTCCTGCCGTTTCTATCGCCTGTTCAATGGATTTGGTGTCTGTTTTTTTAATCCCAAGCTTCTTTGCCACCATTTTTGCGGCCATGCCGCCCATGGGGCCACCAATAGCACTACCGAGGCTAGGCGCTAAAGCTTTGAGCAAACTCCCAAACTTCATCGTAACTCATTGAAAAAGAATATTACTTTTATTAAAGCGTTGATGTTAGCCACCACTTTTACCCAGCGCCGGTTCGGCACTTTCCTCCTCTTCG